CAATGGCCCACAGGACCCTGACAACACTGATGACAATGGCCCACAGGACCCTGACAACACTGATGACAATGGCCCACATGACCCACTGCCTCATAACCCTAGCGACTCTGCTGGAAATGATGGAGGCCCTCCAAATTTGACGGAAGACGTTGAAAACAAAGGAGGTGACCGGGGCCCGCCTTCGATGACAGACGGTGGCGGCGGTGATCCACACCTTCCTACGCTGCTTTTGGGTACTTCTGGTTCCGGTGGAGATGATGACGACCCCCACGGCCCAGTTCAGCTAAGCTACTATGACTAACCTTTCTTTACTTCTAGGCATTACCATGTCATAGGCTTGCCTGACTGACTCTCCCTCCATTTACTGGGAATGCCTTAGCTAATCACCTTAACTGGCACACACTCCCTTAGCCACACTGTCTGTCTAGGCTGAAAAGCCACATTCATATTCTATTTCAAAACAAGGGGAAAGGAGGACATGCGAGAATTGGCAGACACCTTTACCCAGCCCTTCACACACCACACAGGTAGCGAGGCCCCGGGCATTGCCAGACTCCGCCACCAACGCCCCTGCGTTGAACCCACCCCTCATACACACATCAGACCTCTGGACAACACAACTACAGGGCAGATGAGGCCCCTTACTAACACAGGGTACTGCCATACCAGCGGGGGCCCACATACATCCCTGTCTCCCACCCAGTAACTACAGCAACTTTGCTTTCCATCTTGTGCCAATACACATTTGGATTCAGCCCAAGCCACACCTAACTCATGCCAGCAGAGGCAGGAACACCTGTTGTTGACACATTCTTTGCGCATAAGCACTTTAATCCCTCTCTCACACCCAGAAACTAAGAGCTAGTCCAAAACCTCCACACCTGTCCTCGCTCATCTTTCCACATTCCTCTGGCCTTCTTTCCTTGTCCTTACTGTATAAAAGTCCACGAAAACAGCTGTGCCTCACTCTCGAGATGGTACACGTCCTGGAGCGTGCTTTGCTAGAGCAGCAGTCCTCTGCCTGCGGCCTGCCCGGCTCTTCTACGGAGACCAGGCCTAGCCACCCCTGCCCCGAGGACCCAGACGTCAGCAGACTAAGACTACTCCTGGTGGTACTCTGTGTCCTGTTTGGACTTTTATGCCTGCTCCTCATCTAAGAAGCCACCATGCGATCGGGTAGACCACTGGCTGGATTCTACGCTACTCTCCGCCGTTCCTTCAGAAGAATGTCCAAAAGGTCAAAGAACAAGGCCAAGAAGGAGCGTGTCCCCGTGGAGGACCGCCCACCGACTCCGATGCCCACCAGCCAGCGACTGATCCGCAGAAACGCGTTGGGAGGAGGCGTCCGCCCCGATGCGGAGGACTGCATCAAACGCTGCCACCCCCTGGAGCCCGCGCTGGGGGTGTCAACAAAGAACTTTGACCTGTTGTCCCTGAGATGTGAATTGGGATGGTGTGGATAACATCTCCCGCTAGATGGCGCCCTTATTATTGATGTGACTTGTGATGCAATAAATAAAAGTACAGATAGATGGCACTCTTACCTTCCTCTGCCCGCTTCTTCGTATATGTGTTGAGATGAGTCATCCCGTGGAGAGTAGGGAGGGGGAGGGAGCCCGTCATTCCCGTCGTGTTGCAATCCCAAGTACAAACTTGGATCTTGGTTTCCTAGTGGTTGATAGTCCGAGTGACGGTCGCCATTGCCCCAATCTGGGTCCTCATAAGGCGGTGGGGGCTCTTCATTAGATTCACGTTCCTCATCGTTCGGTGGGGTGGGGGTGTTCCCAGGAGAGCCAGAAACAGATGGATGTTGGGAGTTGTTTCCGCCATCGTCCCCATCCGGATCCCCACCGGGGTTAGGGGGACCCGCGCCCATTGGCACCATTTCTAGGGACCCCATAGCTGCAGCAGCGACTGCAAAACCGGCCTGAAATGCTATCTGAGAAACAAGGCGAGAGGGATTTACGCCCCAGCAAGCTTCAGGCAAAACAACCTGTGATGCTGAAACCGCGGCGCTACAGGATCACCCCAATTGGCGAGACCTGGGCGGAGTTCCTGAGAGCCCAGGGGTCTCGTGCAGGTGTCCCCGGGGAATTGTTCTCCCTGATCACCGCCCACCCCCGTTTTCTCCAAACCAGCAGCTGTGACAATCTTCACACACTGCTGCTGTCACCTGGAACTATTTTCCCACGGTGCCCTTCCGCCCATTTTCCCACGAGTCGCGAGGCTATCCACCCGCAATGCCACCCCCCAATGCCACACTAAAACAAGGTGAAATAGGCAAGTGCGTTTATTGCGACAAGTATCCAGAAACATAAACCCCGTGGGCTTCCTCCTTGTCATTTTTCCCAACGCAGGTCACTGGCAGGTGCCAGGGCTTGGGAAGTGACAGGTCAACAGCAACAGAGAGGCTCCCATCCTTTTCCTTCATAACACCGCCATTTGCCGCAGTTGGTGCGGGCTCCACGCCCTCGGGCATGAGCCACTGGACGTGGGGATGGGGAAATGCATTCACGGTGCATGTCACAGTAAGGACAGAGAAGTCTGGGAACTGAGACCTTTCGGAGTGGACAGACAGCGTTAGAGGCTTCACCACGCTCAGGTGTTCCTGCTTGGTGACCTCGGTCTCGCCCAGTTTCATGCGGCACAGGTAGTTGCCGTCATGGGAGATGTTGGCAGCGGTGACTACTAAAAAGAAGGTGTTGGCACTTCTGTGGATATCAAAGAAGCCCCTGAAAGGCCACTCTATAAAGATGACATCGTGGTGCATGCGCCCAATAAGCACCTGCTCCTCTCCTGGGCCCAGTTTAAACCAGCTGACCTCAATCTCTGGACCGAGGCTCACCCTCCTCCAGTAGGAGGTCAGGGTGACTCGCTCACCCAAGAAAGCGGTGACAGCCTGGCCGGCGGCCACACAGGAGGCCAACAGGAGGAGCTGAGCGATGAACCTGGCCATTGCTCTGGACTCTCCTCACCCAGGCCTCGCGTCTTATACTATTCTGCCACGCCCATTTTATCATATAAGCCTGAAGCCCGTGAGCTGGCCTGACGAGACCATGAGGCCAGCCAAGTCTACAGATTCTGTGTTTGTGAGGACCCCGGTCGAGGCGTGGGTCGCGCCCTCGCCGCCGGACGACAAGGTGGCTGAGTCCAGCTACCTCATGTTCAGGGCCATGTACGCGGTGTTCACCCGGGATGAGAAAGACCTGCCTTTGCCAGCCCTGGTCCTCTGCCGGCTCATCAAGGCCTCCCTGAGGAAGGATAGGAAGCTGTACGCGGAGCTGGCCTGCAGGACAGCCGACATCGGGGGCAAAGACACGCACGTACGGCTCATCATCAGCGTCCTGCGCGCAGTGTACAACGACCACTACGACTACTGGTCGCGGCTCAGGGTGGTGCTGTGCTACACAGTGGTGTTTGCGGTGCGAAACTACCTGGATGACCACAAGAGCGCCGCCTTCGTGCTGGGGGCAATCGCCCACTACCTGGCCCTCTATCGCAGACTCTGGTTTGCGAGGCTGGGCGGCATGCCAAGATCGCTGAGACGTCAGTTCCCCGTGACGTGGGCCCTGGCCAGCCTGACTGACTTCCTGAAATCTTTGTAAATGAATAAACAGTGGGTGTTGCGTGATGAGTAAAGTGTAACATTTAATGTGGGACTGGGAGGCCGGGGCGATACCTTGGGCATCATGCAGGGTGCACAGACTAGCGAGGATAATCTGGGCAGCCAGAGCCAGCCGGGTCCGTGCGGCTACATCTACTTTTACCCCCTGGCCACCTACCCTCTTAGGGAGGTGGCCACACTGGGGACCGGCTACGTGGGCCACAGGTGCCTGACGGTGCCGCTCCTTTGCGGCATCACCGTGGAGCCGGGCTTCAGCATCAATGTCAAGGCTCTGCACAGGAGGCCCGACCCCAACTGCGGGCTCCTACGCGCTACCTCCTATCACAGGGACATCTACGTGTTCCACAATGCCCATATGGTTCCCCCCATCTTTGAGGGGCCGGGTCTCGAGGCCCTCTGTGGCGAGACCAGGGAGGTGTTTGGGTACGACGCCTACAGCGCCCTACCGAGGGAAAGCTCCAAGCCGGGGGACTTCTTCCCCGAAGGGCTAGATCCCTCTGCCTACCTGGGGGCGGTGGCAATAACCGAGGCCTTCAAGGAGCGACTCTACAGCGGAAACCTGGTGGCCATTCCATCGTTAAAACAGGAGGTAGCGGTGGGGCAGTCTGCGAGCGTTAGGGTCCCGCTCTACGACAAGGAGGTGTTCCCAGAGGGCGTGCCCCAGCTCCGCCAGTTTTACAACTCGGACCTCAGCCGCTGCATGCACGAGGCGCTGTACACCGGGCTGGCGCAGGCGCTGCGCGTCCGACGGGTGGGCAAGCTGGTGGAGCTGCTGGAGAAGCAGAGCCTGCAGGACCAGGCCAAGGTGGCCAAGGTGGCCCCCCTCAAGGAGTTCCCAGCCTCAACCATCAGTCACCCGGACTCGGGAGCCTTAATGATTGTGGACAGCGCGGCATGCGAGCTGGCGGTGAGCTACGCACCCGCCATGCTGGAGGCCTCGCATGAGACCCCGGCCAGCCTCAACTACGACTCGTGGCCCCTGTTTGCCGACTGTGAGGGTCCAGAGGCCCGTGTGGCTGCGTTACACCGATATAATGCCAGCCTGGCCCCCCACGTGTCCACGCAGATCTTTGCCACCAATTCCGTCCTCTACGTCTCGGGGGTCTCGAAGTCAACCGGTCAGGGCAAGGAGAGTGTCTTTAACAGTTTCTACATGACCCACGGCCTGGGGACCCTGCAGGAGGGGACCTGGGACCCCTGCCGCCGACCCTGCTTCTCGGGCTGGGGTGGGCCAGACGTGACCGGAACCAACGGTCCGGGAAACTACGCTGTGGAGCACCTGGTCTATGCGGCCTCCTTCTCGCCCAACCTTCTTGCCCGCTATGCCTACTACCTGCAGTTTTGCCAGGGACAGAAGAGCTCTCTGACCCCGGTGCCGGAGACGGGCAGCTACGTGGCGGGGGCGGCCGCCAGCCCCATGTGTTCGCTCTGCGAGGGCCGGGCCCCGGCCGTGTGCCTGAACACGCTCTTCTTTAGGCTGAGGGACCGCTTCCCCCCCGTCATGTCCACGCAGCGGAGGGACCCCTATGTGATCTCGGGGGCCTCGGGCTCCTACAACGAGACGGACTTTTTGGGCAACTTTCTCAACTTCATCGATAAGGAGGACGACGGGCAGCGGCCGGACGACGAGCCCCGCTACACCTACTGGCAGCTGAACCAGAACCTGCTGGAGCGGCTGTCTCGGCTGGGCATAGACGCTGAGGGAAAGCTAGAGAAGGAGCCCCATGGCCCGCGTGACTTTGTCAAGATGTTCAAGGACGTGGATGCGGCGGTGGACGCCGAAGTGGTCCAGTTTATGAACAGCATGGCCAAGAACAACATCACCTACAAGGACCTGGTCAAGAGCTGCTACCACGTGATGCAGTACTCGTGCAACCCCTTTGCGCAGCCCGCCTGCCCCATCTTCACCCAGCTGTTTTACCGCTCACTGCTGACCATCCTGCAGGACATCTCCCTGCCCATCTGTATGTGCTATGAGAATGACAACCCCGGGCTTGGCCAGAGCCCCCCAGAGTGGCTAAAGGGTCACTACCAGACGCTGTGCACCAACTTTAGGAGCCTGGCCATCGACAAGGGGGTCCTCACGGCCAAGGAGGCCAAGGTAGTGCATGGGGAGCCCACCTGCGACCTGCCAGACCTGGACGCGGCCCTGCAGGGCCGGGTGTACGGCCGGCGGCTGCCTGTGCGCATGTCCAAGGTGCTGATGCTGTGCCCCAGGAACATCAAGATCAAGAACAGGGTGGTCTTCACGGGGGAGAATGCCGCCCTCCAGAACAGCTTCATCAAGTCCACTACCAGGAGGGAGAACTACATCATCAACGGGCCCTACATGAAATTCCTCAACACCTACCACAAGACCCTATTCCCGGACACTAAGCTCTCAAGTCTGTACCTGTGGCACAACTTTTCCAGGCGGCGCTCGGTCCCTGTCCCCAGCGGGGCCAGCGCGGAGGAGTACTCTGACCTGGCCCTCTTTGTGGACGGGGGCTCCCGGGCCCACGAAGAGAGCAACGTCATAGATGTGGTGCCTGGCAACCTGGTCACTTACGCCAAGCAGAGGCTCAACAACGCCATCCTGAAGGCGTGCGGCCAGACCCAGTTCTACATCAGCCTGATTCAGGGACTGGTGCCGAGGACGCAGTCGGTGCCCGCCCGTGACTACCCCCACGTACTGGGCACGCGGGCGGTGGAGTCGGCAGCGGCCTACGCGGAGGCCACCTCCTCCCTTACTGCGACCACGGTGGTCTGCGCGGCCACAGACTGTCTTAGCCAGGTCTGCAAGGCCCGTCCGGTTGTCACGCTGCCAGTGACCATCAACAAGTACACGGGGGTCAACGGCAACAACCAGATATTCCAGGCCGGGAACCTGGGATACTTTATGGGCCGGGGCGTGGACAGGAACCTGCTGCAGGCCCCCGGGGCTGGGCTGCGCAAGCAGGCCGGGGGCTCTTCCATGCGGAAGAAGTTTGTCTTTGCCACCCCCACCCTAGGGTTGACCGTGAAGCGCCGGACCCAAGCCGCGACCACATATGAGATTGAGAACATCAGGGCTGGCCTGGAGGCCATTATATCACAAAAACAGGAGGAAGACTGTGTGTTTGATGTGGTGTGCAACCTTGTGGATGCCATGGGCGAGGCATGCGCCTCGCTGACTAGGGACGACGCGGAGTACTTATTGGGCCGCTTCTCCGTCCTGGCGGACAGCGTCCTAGAAACCCTGGCGACCATTGCCTCCAGCGGGATAGAGTGGACGGCGGAGGCCGCTCGGGACTTTCTGGAGGG